TATTGAAACTGCTGAGCTAGAACTAGCTGTAGATGTAGATATTAAATTTAAAGCACCACCACTAATACTATCTGGTAAAGCTGTGATTGCTGATAAAGAATTATTGTTACAAAAATTTAAAGCCATTAGGTTACTCCGTACATTGTTATGGTTCCAGCGTCTATATTGCCTGAATTAAAAGCGAAGGATGCTTGCGTAACAGCAGTTGTTGAATTGACATAACCACCTGTGTAACCAGTTACGGTATATTGATCACTGTCATAACCCATACCTCTTGAAGTTGCAAGAAAATGTTTTGTAAAAGTTGTAGATGATGGTTCAAATAAATGAACTATAAATGTGCCACACTCATCAGCAGTTTCACCGCCAAATCCAAATTGACTTATTGCAGCACCACTAGTGCTTTGTGCTTGATCAATTGAAGTGTCGTACTCTAAACTATAATCACTTGATCCTGCCTCATTATTATAAGCCATAAAAAAAGAAGTAGTCTTTGTGAGGCTGTTTCCACTACTATCTTTAAAATCTACTCTAAAATTCTGTCCATTTGTTTCTGCGTGTATATTATTAGCAATAAAAATATATTCTTTATAAGTGCTATCTATTCCTGATGTGAATGAAATTGCAGATGCTGCACTTGATAAAGTTGTTGTAGATAATTTTTTTAAACTTCCACCAAAAGATGATGTTGTTTCTAAACCATTAGCACCTGAATTAAATCTTATAGCTTCACTAGCAGCAGGTGTAACATTTATACTATTAAATTTTAATTTATTAAGAGCCATTATTTACTCAATCCATACATTTTTATTACACCGCTATCTATGTTACCACTAGAAAATTTAAAATCTACTCCGTCAATAGCTGCAGTTACATTGCAATATCCAGCTACAAAATAATTACCTGACGCATCCCAATTCATTGCTGAATTAGTTTTTGCTATAAAATGCTTTACAAAAGTTGTCGAACTTGGTGAAAATAAAAATAAATCACCACAAAGAGATTGATCATTGTCTGCACCTGACACTGAACCGTCCATTAATCTTTGATAACCTGTTCCTTGTGCTAAGTCACCATCTGCTTTATAACTTCCACCAGCTTCACTATCATTTTCTGCGTGATAATAATAAAATGATGTTGTTGTTTTAGTTGCATCAAAAGCAGATGACCCATCTCTAAAATTTACTGTAAATTCAGAACCATCAGTTGCACCGTGAATATTTATAAACTTAAACATATAAGTATCATAAGTGCTATCAATACCTGAAGTAAAACTTGAAGAGGATACACCTGAAGATATAGTGTTAGTTGCGATTAATGTCATAGCACCTGCAGCTGCTGTGGTTAAGCCATTAGCACTTGCGTTAAAAGCTATCCCTGTGCTTGCAGCTGTGGTTAAATCAAAACTATTAAAATTAAATTTAGTTAACGCCATATAATTTTATAACCCCACTATCTATGTTGCCTGATGACATTTTAAACTGAATAGCATTTACGGCACTTGTAGTATTTATATACCCACCTTGTCGTCTTTGATTTGATCTATCATCTGCCATATATTCATTAAATGTATTAATAAAATGTTTAACAAAAGTGGTATTACTAGGGTCGAATAAATGTAAAAATCCTGAACCACTTTGATCGTTGTCATTTCCAATTGTATCTGCAATTGTTAAAAAACTTGTTGTATTTCCACCACCATCAAATGTGGTAGAATATCCCAAAGAAGTTGAATCACCTGCTTCATTATGAAAAGCAAAGAAAGAAGTTTGAGTTGTTGCTACTCCATAAGACGAACCACCATTTGTGCTACTTTGAAATGTAAATTGAACATCATCAGAAGCTGGGTGTATATTAATAAATTTGAATATGTATTCTTTGTAAGTAGAGTCTATTCCACTTGTAAAAGATATTGTTGAACTACTACTAGCTGTCTGTGTAGATATTAAAACTAAACTACCACCAATATCAT